CCTTCTACACTAAGAACATTCTTCTTAATGAAGGTATGAGAGCATGGATGTCATCTATTGACCAACCTCATGAGAACTTCACGTTCCCAGAGGAAGTATTACCAAGAGGTAATGCACTCTAAATAAGACTGAGATCACTTTTCGTGCGATCTCTACAAAAGTCGGAACTTAAGAGACCCTAAATTACTTTAGGGTCTTTTTTTATGCATGGACTTAGACGAACAGATTAAACTTGGTCACTTACTACTTCAAGAAAGGGTTTGTAGAATATGCAGAGAAAGAAAAAATCTTTTACATTCATATTATCGTGTTCGGAAGGATGAAAAATTGGCTTCATCATATTCATATGAATGTAAGGAGTGTACAATAAAAAGAATTACACAGAGAAGAAAAAAGAATATTGATTCATTAGATTGGACATATCCTGATTGGTAATTGATCTTAATGAAATTGATTCTCAATAGCACTTGCTTTTTCTCAACAATTGTGCTATATAATACATATTGACAAAGTGTACTAATGAGAGACAAACTAATTAAAGCACTCTTGGCCCATGCTCAAGGGGATATTCAAAAACACTTAGCAAACGTTGAGGTTTACCTTTCTAATCCTGCTGGTATTGGAGAGCACTCTGATATAACAGAGGCAATAGAAACTGAATTGAATATTATTGCTAAGTATAAAGATCAAATTGATGTTATAAACAAGTATCTTTTAAATAAATGACAAATGATTGGAGAGAAGTGGGACTATTAACTTCTATGCTAATAGTAGCAGTCATGTGGGTACAAGTACCTCAGTGGGCAGATGATTGGGCAGTGTGTGCTGTAGATATACCTGATGCTAAGTGTCACTGGTATGTTATGTCACCTGATAATACATTTGGTGAAGGATTTGATTGGGAGGATGCTCCTTGGTTTGATGCTAATGGATTAAATGATATAGCACCAGTACAAAAACAAACAGTATTACAAAAATTACAGGAAAAATGAGTTTTTTAATTGCAATTATGTCATTCGCAAACTTTGTATTCTATCCACTAGTGGTAGGATCAATCATTGCAGTAATAATAGAACAGGTACTCAGATCAAGAGGTAGTGAAGACGATCCTATTGCAGTAAGAAATGTTGCACTCTCTATGGGTGTAAGAAAGTATCTTATCAGACAAGCATGGTTGTTCAACATCATTTGGTTTGTTGGATACTTTATTCTTATGTTAACTATAGGTAGACAGCAACCAGCAGCAATGCCTGATATGTTATGGCAAGGTTGATTTTTTTTAATCTTATGGTATGATGGGTCTAGTTTAAATAAATTTTAATGTTGATGGCCCTATTCTCTTGGCTTGCCCTTGGAGTGGTAATTGGAATGATCACCACAGTTTTGTTAATGAATTGGTACAATCCTCATTGAACAATATATACTAAGTAATTTTCGTAATCTTACATAACATGCACGGAAAATTAGAACCTGAAGAAAGAGTTATGGGAAACACTATGACCCAAACAAGGAACTTCACTGTCTTCTCAAAGGATGGTTGTCCTCACTGCACAAAGATTCAAGAAGTGTTAAATTTAGCTGGTCTAAATTTTGTTACGTATAAATTAGATAAGGATTTTGATAAAACAAGTTTCCTTGGTGAGTTTGGAGAAGGATCTACTTTTCCTCAAGTTGTGATGAACGGAACGAAACTTGGTGGTTGTTCTGATACCGTCCAGTATCTACAGGAAAATCAGTTAGTCTAATGTATTCAGACTTCGATAGTGTTTATGATATGATCGAACATGCTATTGACTATTCCTTCCAAGGAAAGATGCAACTCAAGTTTTATGAGTTCTTAAAAGCATCTAATACTAAAAAGTATGAGATAGATCAATTTCTTCATAGTTCTACTGCAAAGGAACTTGGTGAATTGATTTCAGACTTGGGAGAATATATCAAGGGTGGTGCCGATAATGAACATAAACAATTGCGTGAGGCTTATCATCATGTTCCTAAACCTCAAGCAAGAAAAATAAAAAATTATTTGTCTAGCATTCTTGAGGATGCAGTGAGGTATAGTCATGACAGAAAACCTGGAAGACGAAAAAAATGATCTAAATAAAGACACCACCGAAATAAATCGGGGTGTGGAATTATTGTTACGCAACAGGAGGAAACCCGAAAAACCAAAAACCTTTCAGGTAAAATTTGGAAAACTGGTATCACTCTGGAACAGAGAAGTAGTTTTTCACTTTAATTTTTACCTTGACATAAGAAAAACATAGCACTCTGGAGGTGTACAATGGAAATGGATATGACCATAGTAACATTAACTTTAACGACAGTTGTGTCGTTGCTTGCATTATTGGTAGGAGGTATGATAGGATGGATGGCAAGACAGCATTCTTATGAAACAACACCCCAAGTAGTGTATACTCATCCAGAAATGTTTGATGCAAACGGACAGTTAGTTCCAGATGAAATTTTAGCTCTAAGAATTGAAAACAATTATGACACAAGCGAAGACGACGAGGAAGAGTAAGGCAACTCCAAAGAAGAGAACTCCAGCTGCACCTGCAATTGATTCTCTTCCAATAAATCCTTTCATATATGAGATTTTAGATTTAACATCAAAGCAAAAAACAAATCCTAAGAAAGTACAAGTCTTACAAACTTATGCTGATGACTCTGTTAAGTCATTGATGATTTGGAATTTTGATGATACTGTAATTTCTCTTCTTCCTGAAGGTGATGTTCCTTATGGTGACCTGAAAGATCAGAATGTTTATTCAGGAAGTCTCTCTGAAAATTTATCAATGGAAGCAAGAGGTGGCGAGGCTGCTACCAAACAGGACTTACAAGGTCAAGGAAGAACATCTTTAAGGAGAGAGTGGAAAAACTTATACAACTATGTTCAGGGAGGAAATAACTCCCTTTCAGGAATACGTAGAGAGATGATGTTCATCAATCTTTTAGAAGGTCTTCATCCTAGAGAGGCAGAACTTTTAGTTAAGGTTAAGGATGGTAATATGAAGGATCTTTATGATGTTAGTTTTGAGAATGTTAAGGAAGCATATCCAGATATTATTTGGGGTGGTAGATCATGACGACTAAAACAAAAACAGATAGTGAAATACCTGAAGAAAAGGTAGAGGAAAAAATTAAACCTTATGATTATTCTTGTGAAATTCTCTTAGAGAGAACTGTAATGGATAAGGCAAGAGATCCTAATTTTCCCAGTGATGCATATAATGTTACCTATGTTGTTGATGGTAAGGAGTATCTTGATGTAACTAGAGCTGCTAAACAAACTAATATATTTGATTTTTATTATGATAAGTATGGAAAAGATTCACTTAAAGATATTCAATGGGGATATGGAAATGTCCATCCAGGTTCTTATGGGTATAAAAAACCAACTCCTCCTAGAAAAAAAAGAAGAAAATGAACGACGAATTACTTAAGGCACAAATAAATGCTCTCATTAGAGATGAGATACAGGGAGTCATCAATGATTATGTTGATGATAAAGAGGAATCTGTTAAGGAAACTGGTTTAGGTTTTGTTAAAAAAGAAGATGAAGACAATGAGTTGAAAGTTAATATATCAAATGATGAGGTAGACAAACTTATTAAAGAGTATAAGAAAATAAAAAGGAATGAGAAATCTAATATGAATGAGATCAAAAAACTTGGCTTACTTGATAAGGATGGGAGACCTTTATGAATTATAAGGATGCGGGTGTTGACATTGAAGCAGGAAGATCATTTGTAAATCAAATTAAAGATACAGTTAAATCCACTCATAGACCTGAAGTTATGGGTGGATTTGGTGGTTTCAATGGTATGATGAGAATTCCTGATGGATATAAGAAACCAATATTAGTTTCTGGTACTGATGGTGTAGGAACTAAAATAAACATGGCAACTATTGCACATGATCCAAAAGCATACTTTGTAATTGGAATTGATCTTGTTGCTATGTGTGTCAATGATGTGATTACATCTGGTGCAGAACCATTATTCTTTTTAGATTATATCTCTTGCCCTAAACTTGATAGTCTTCGACTAGAACAATTAGTTTCTGGTATTGCACATGGGTGTAAGGTTTCTGGTTGTTCATTACTTGGTGGAGAGACTGCTGAACATGGTAGATTTTCTAAAGGATATGACCTTGCTGGATTTTGTGTAGGTGTTGTAGAAGAATCATTGATGGTTGATGGAAGAGGAATGAAACCTGGTGATCAGATTATTGGTATAGCAAGTAGTGGACTGCATAGTAATGGATATAGTTTGATTAATGATATGTTATGGAGACAGAAGATAAAGTTTGATGACACACCAGAATTACTTACTGCTACTACAATATATGCACCTCTAGTAAATAAATTACTAGATGATTTTCCCATCTATGGTATGGCAAATATTACAGGTGGTGGTATACCAGAGAATCTTCCAAGATGTGTTCCTCAAAAATATGGAGTGAAGGTTGATTATAATTCATGGCCCATACCAGATATCTTTAGTAAGATTATGCTTGCTGGTGAGATACCTGAAGAGGATATGATTACTACATTTAATATGGGTATTGGATATTGTCTAGTGATCCCTCCAGATAGAGTAGAAAGTATTCAAGATTTTATTTCTAAAAATGGATTTAAATCATGGGTTATTGGGGAAGTTGTGCCAGATTAAAAACTGTATCATAAAATACATAATTATTTGACTATATAGTATACGTGTGTTATTATTAACACAATCGTTCATCCTCCCTTCGACTGGAGGACGCAAGTAAGCCGACTCGGAACGGAATCGTTCATCCTCATGGAATTAATTCTTGCTAGTCTTTTAAGTTGTGAGTATGCTACTGGTCTTGTTAACGCAATATATCAGCAGCAAACTAACACTCCAAAATCTGAATTAGTTCAGATCGTGGAACAGAGTACTGAGAAAGGATGCTTTGAGGACGTAAAAGTTGACTAAAGGAACGGATTAAAAACCCTACTACTTTGGAGAAACCCAATGGCAAAAGTCACTTACCGTGGTGTCGAGTATGACACCGAAGAGTACAACGCAGCAGTGCTTGAAGAAGCAGCAAAGCGTAGTAGACACGATCTAATGTATCGTGGGATCAAGGTTAATAGCAAGGCATCTCCTTGCAGTTAATATGAGAGGGGGGTTTACACCCCTCTTTTTTTGTATTATAATATTGGTGATAAAAAAATTCTAATGAATAAAAGTAAACTTAAAGTTTTATTAGCTGCTTTAAAAGAAGTGGTTGATGAAATAGAATCGGAAGTCTATTCAGATACCGATTCTTATACTACTTCTTCACCAGAATATGACGAAGTTTTTGAGGATGTCGAATGACTGTAAAACTTGTTAGTGTTACTCCTGATGCGGAGCAACTCATGGCATATATTGCTAGAGTATCTAACCCATCTAATCAGGATAATGAAAAGTATT